AATATGAATATCGGCATCGGCTACTGTTCTTCGTATTTTTACTTCAGTCATTTTACTCTCCAATTTAAGGGTTTAAATTCTAACACAATTATTATTTTTTATCTTTATGGTGGGGGAATAGCTCTCTTTCAATAGCATCTAAACGAGTTCCAAGCTCAGCAGATTTAAGTGTGGCTTGATTTAACGCTTCCCTATGCAAGAAATTCATCTCTCTTTGAAGAGTGGTATCTAAGGTTGTTAATTTATCATAAAGATGTTCTGACTTTAGTTCAATAGGTAGTACCGCACCCTCTATAGCAAAGATAGTAACCGCAGAAGCAGCAGCACCTAATACAAAAAACAAAGAAATAGCATTTAGCCAAAACCCTTTAGGGAATGCTTGCTTATCAGAGAGTTTCTCTAACTTACGGTCAAACAACTGGGAGTTAGCTTTCATCTCGATTCTTAAATTTTTAAACTCCTTCAGTAACCAAACCTTGTCTGTCTCTTGAATGCTCATTTATTCGCGTATACGCCTCTATTCGTTATAAAAGAATTATATTCAATTTCTGTTAAAACTCCGTATATTACCAATTGTTTTAAACCTAAATCAGATTCAGTACCATCACATACTTCTATAAACTCAGAAGAATATAAATTTTTAAATAACATAAGCACAACAGGTAGACTGATAAGAGCAGTCTTTGGAGTTTCATTAGTTGCAATTTTTAAAAAACGATTATGATCATTTTCAGTAACAGCAGATTCTAAAGCATCCAGTTTTAACAATGTTTCTATATCAAATAAAGTTCTGAACTGATGTTGATCCACAATAACCTCAACCATATCCGGGTCTTTCTCTTCACTGTAATAAGTTAATGCAACTGTTGATCCGTCTGCATAAGAAACTATGAGTGCTTGTTTATCTGTAAGTGTATTATTGTCATCATCCACCCCTTTTAAATAATTTTCGTATTTTACTGTCATTTTTAACCTATTAGATTATAAAAAGCTACCGCTCTATTCTGAAAAGAAAGGTTCTCATACATATTAATATGGCTTAATGTATACCTTACGATGAGTGAGGTAGAGAACTTCATACGAGGTAAGTAAGCTAAGTTCTGTAATTGGGATAAATGAGGGATATAACAGAATTGAGTTGTCCCATAATAACCTGTTGTTTGTGGTCTTAGGTTTGAAGTTACTGCGCGTCTATTAGGTATATCTTCAAACAATACACCCTGATTCCTTCTCGTTAGTATTGCTCCTAGGTATAATCGATAAGAACTACTGTGTACATCATCATAAGTAAATATTTCCTGATGATTAACCCCATCAATAATAATCTCTATTTTAACCGATCTATTGGTACTGTTACTATTCTCTAACTCTGGCAACATAATCCCAGAAAATAAACCAGAACCTTGTACATTAATTATTGTTTGAGTATTTAATGTTTGTTGATTAATATAAAAAGGAGAGGTACTAGAAAGGTAGAATTTTGAATTACTGGAACTTTGTTTTGCATAATAAAGACGAGAGGCGGAAATAGAATGGCAAGGCATGTCCTGTATTTTATTAATAATGTTAATGGCAGAAACTCCTATATTTTGTAATTGTTGATTTACATAAGCAACCATATCCTCGGTTTTACTATAAATATTCAGGTTTATATTAGCGGTTAAGTCTAATTGGTTTTGGGATTCTTGTGTAGATTGTTCTTGGTCATTTTCATCAAGGAAAACTAATAAACCTGAATTAATTGCATTTGGGATATCTATTGAACTTCGATAGGCATCATAGCCTATATCGTTTACATTAATAATCTCACCGGTAATGAGTGAGTCTCCAATATCATCTAAAGATAATGTTGCTCCACTAATGTTTTTTAGTTTTGCAGTCATGCCCTCCACCTCACTATAAGCGTAATAACGGTATCAAGTATTTGACCACCTGAACCTTCCCCTCTGATTCTTAATTTATCCCCTTGAGAAAAATCAATGTCAATATCCATATCTACATTACTGACATTAGTTCCATTAGGGATAGCAATAACGTTAATTATCGTGTTATTTATATGCAAGTCTAATATTCTTGTATTGCCCTGTGTATTTTCACAATGCACGCTGTATCCAACTACCGTACCATCAAAATGCATGATATGACCTGTCAAAGCATCATTAGCCACCCCTATTTGAACCCAATCGTTATTACCTATATTCGCTTCAGACCAAGTGAAACAATTACTCCCTGTAGTCAGTTGTTTGCTCCTAAAAGGTTCGAAGTAGGTCAGCATAGCTTCTGTATTTATACTTGAAATGCTCGTTACTATCTCAAGTGCTTGCTTTGCTCCTGCTAAGTCATTCGCCCCTGTACCGCCGTGGTTAACGCCTACGGAGTCTGTAGGTCTGAACTCTGCCAGACCATCTTCAGGGGTATGTCTTTTAAGTGGGATTACATCAGCCATTTAAGGACACCCCAGTGGTATATTTGAAGGGTTATTATTTTCATCCCAAAAAGGGATAAATCCTGTGTCTGTTGCTATACATTGTTGCAGATCAGCGGCATTCCAAAAAGGTATAACAGCTAAACTATCCACGTATCTTTTATTAGCCACGTCCGTAGGGTTTGTGGGATCGGGGCTATTAGTAAGTTTAGTTTCTAGTCTTTTTGCCATATTAGCCTACAACTATCACTCTATAAGAATTGGTAGCTGGAGCTTGTGCGAATGTTATCGTGGCATTATTTGCATCTGTAAGTTCCACCTCTACAATAGCGCATTGGTTAGTAACTGCATCATAAATTTGAACCACCACAAACTGTTCACCAAGATTATGATTTAAGATAAATTGAGTATTAACATTATCTCCAATAATTCCAGAAACTTTATTAGCATTACCCGAACCAAAAGAAGCGAGCTTTACTTCAAGCGTTGCGGGGGTTACATAAGCGTCAGGTTCTGTACCGGTATTAACTTCTGCTTGAGTAGCTTTACGAGCAATGCCAGCAATAATTTCAGTTGCTAAGTCAATGTTCTTCTGCATTATAATCCAGTTAGATCCGACTGTTGCGTCGTCTCCTGCTGCTGAATCAGTAATATTAACTAATAGATCACCTACCTCTACTTGCTCGCCTAATGCGCCACCGATAAGTCCAGCAACGGAAATGTGATAAGCATCGCCAACGACAGCAGCAGGGTAATTAGGGTTTGCTGATGCATCAATACTACCAATTATGGTCACACCAGAGGCTACAAGATTATCAACATAAGCTTTTGTAGCTGCATCACTCGCCAAAGTAGGAAGTGAAAGCCCTGTAATCTGCGTTGCTGTGATTACGTTTGCGGAAAAATCCCCACTTGCATCTCGCTCAACGATCGTACTAGGGGTATTTGCACTCGTTGCATTGGTTAAATCATCAAAAAAGGCTGTGCTTAATAACCCCGGATTAATTGTACTAGCGTTGGCTATCGTTAAAATTGGGTTTGTGGGGTCTGTTGCATCGACGGTTAATGCAGGACTTGCACTTGAGATACTCCTAACCTGCCCTGTAATATTAATGAAGTTAGTGCCATCATGAATAAACAGAGAGTCGTTAGCTGTATTCCAATACATTAAACCTTCTGCTGTCGTTGAGGGAGCAACAGCAAGGGGATGAACAAGGAAGTTTTGAACTTCATTTAAGTTCATATCGAGAGAAACTAAAAAGGGTTTTGCCATTATATGAACCTAATTAAAGTAAGCCAAGCCTGAGAAAGGTGCTGAAAATGTTATTTCAACGTTATTTAAATCTATGTAATTTATATCACCGATTACTTCTGTTCCCGCAGAATCCACAATAGTTATCGCCGGAAATTTTATAAGGTTATGGGCTACAGACCATACTAAGGCTGATACGCCTTGTTGGTGTTTATAATGTTTATCCCCAGAAACACCCGGAACACCTTGAATCCCAATTGTTTTTATTGTTTTTACTGGATCATTTACGGTTATTTTTGTATGGGTTACTGTCGTTTTTACAACTGAATGTTTATTATTCTTATTAACAATAATTTTAGGTTGTTTATTAGTAACCTGAACTTTTGTTACTGATACTGTAAGATTTATTTTGGTATTGCACTCAGACACATTTACCTCACTACCTCATCAAAAGAGGTGACTGTACCTCTAACTACTCTCTTTACATCGCCATTTGGGAATGTAACTTCAAGACCATAAACTGCTGAGTTAAACTCAAATGATGAGGATATTGCACTTGAGATTATAATTTCAATTGTTCCTAGTGCACCCCCTAAAACAATATCAGATGTTGCTGTTGATAACATAACAAGATTAGTCATGCTTGATATTTGTTCTTTTATGTAAAGCTCGGCTGTAGCCCCTGTTAAATCTATAGGTGTTTCTACATTAGAAGAATCGACAGAACACCAATCCAATGTGTACCTAAATGTTGAACCTTTATCTATCTCTATATTAAGTTCGCTGGATTCTCTTGGTATAGTTGCCACAACAAGCCCGTTGTATGAGTTAAAGGGTTTAAGTATATCAGAGGTTTATCGTTAAGGGAAGGTTGACTTTACTTTTACACCACATGCGTGTAAAATGGTGGTTAAAAGAGGAGATTTATGAGAAAGAAACTAGGTATTGAAGTTTTTAAAACGCGTGCTTTTAAGCGTCATGGTAATAAGTTTAGTTACATTGATATTTCATACACGGGTATGGCTTATAAAATAGGTGTGATCTGTCCTGAACATGGTTTATCTTATCAAAGAGCAGGCAGGCATTTAGAGGGAAACGGTTGCCAAGCCTGTAGCCATAAAATAAGGGTTATGCCTTTTAGTGTTTTTAAAGAAAAAGCTATAGCAGTACATAGGAGTCGCTATAAATATATACAGGTTTCCTACAGTTCGGTTAATTGCAAGGTTGGTGTTATTTGCCCTGTTCACGGTGTTTATTACCCACAAGCTTTTTCCCACCTTAAAGGGCATGGATGTGCCAGTTGCAAATCCCATAAGAGTAAGACAACTTTCAAAGATTTTGTCATAGCTGCAACGAATAAACATGATGGGCTTTATACCTATTTTAAAGAAGGATTTGAGGAGTCTAATACTATTTTAGCTTCCTGTGATAAACATGGTAAGTTTTCCCAGCTTAAGGCAAATCATTTAGCTGGTCATGGGTGCAAAAGCTGTGCAAGAATAGGCAATTGAGTTTAATGGGCATATTTACCATAGCACTACACATAATAGCTTCGCCAGACCAAAGAGTTATCATAAAGATAAATTTCAAGCTTGTGCCAGTCGAGGTGTGAAGCTTATAAGTCTCTGGGATTACCAGTTAATCCTTGAACCTTTGAAAGTAGAGAACTTAATTAGGAGAAAACTTAATGTCACTGAGAGAGTCGGTGCGCGTAAAACAATTAAGAAAACTATTACCGCTAATGAGGCTTACCGATTTTATTTAATAAACCATTTCGATGGGACTACTCAGGAGGTTTATTACAAGGGGAATGTTCACCTTGGTTTGTTCCTTGATGGCGTTATGGTGATGTGTACCAGTTACTCCGATAAAAAGGTTATCAGGATTTGTACTTTGCCAAAGTACTGTGTGGTTGGCGGATTATCCAGATTGTTGCATCAGGTTAAATCGGGTTGCGTTTTCTTTTCTGTTAATGATATGGGGGGTGGTTCTGGTTTGGTGGGATTTAAACAGCAACCTTATACTACATTGAGGTATGTTTGGGTTAAGGGCTTAGAGGTGCTTTCTCGTTACTCTTGCCAAAAGCATAGGATTAGTAAGCGGTTTGGTATTGATATGAATGGGCATACTGAAGAGAGCGCTATGGTTAGCCTTGGGTATAATAAGTGTTTTGATTCGGGCTTGAGTAAGTGGGTTCGTATTTGCTAAATCATAAAGATTTACTAGCTCGTTTAGATTACGACCCTATTTCTGGTCACTTCACTTGGATACGAAGTACAAGAAACCATAAGTTGATAGACAAGGTAGCGGGTTGCGTAGACAAATCTAAAGGTTATCGTGAGTTGAGAATTGATGGTGTAAAGTATTTGGCGCATAGGCTTGCTTGGTTTTATATGACAGGTTCATTTCCAGATTTGCAGATAGACCACCTTGATCGTGAACGGGATAACAATGCTTGGTCGAATTTAGAGGAGAAGTCTTAACAAGTCCCAATTATTTATTAGTATGAAAATAAAAGCCCCTCAATGGAGGGGCTTTTATTTTGACTAAATTTAAATTAACTTATTGAAAATATTACGTTAATGTCATTACCTTGAAAGGTAACGCATTACCTAAGCCAGCAGTCAAACGATACAGTAAACGGCTAAAATCCCAACGCCACATCGTTACCCTAGTAATATCGTCTTTTTCCATGCCCATATAAGAAGCAGAAGAATCAGTAGCTTCACCAATAGCCATGGTGGTATCAATCGCAAGAATAGTTCCAGCAGGATAAATACCATCAGGAAGAATCAAGACCGCAGGTTGATTAGCATCTTTAAGGTTAAGAACAAAAGGATCAGCAGGTTCAAATTTATTAAAGTCATATCCGGGGTCTGGTAATAATTTTCTTCCAGTACGGTTTATAATGCTTTGGTATGCATCCTTATCACAGATAATCATGTCATAAACATTAACACCAGTATCATCGAATAAGAAGTTATACCAACTTTTCTGTGTCAGTAAACCAGCTACGTTTCCGATTGTAGGGTCTAAACTGGTAGCAGTAAAGGTAGGTAATGCAGTTTCAGAAGCTAACAAAGGGTTGCCATTAAGGATACGGGTCAAGTCTTTGTACATCATCTCGATGCGAAGACCTCGACTATGACCAGCAACGATCAAACCGAGCATATCCAGAGAAACTCTAGTTTGAGCTTGGTAGGTCAACTCTAAACCAATAGAATAAGAAGGTATTCTTTTACTTTCTGTTGACAAGTCAATTGAAAGCATAGAGGTTGGTCTAGTATTTTGAGTCGATGCAGCCCATAAACCTTCTACATCTTCTGCACCACGGCTATCAATGATAGGTTGAATAAAAACAGAATCAGGGAAAGTGTTACGCACAGCAACCAAACGATCCATAGCGGCAGAGATAGCATCATCACGGCGGTCACGAAAAGTAGCTTCAACCATCTGTAAAATATTTTCACCGAAAAGAATCCGATTAATAAGCCCTTGTTCATCTGCTCCGTTTTGTGTAGGCGCTACTCCGGGAGTACCCGATGCAGTTCCATCAAAAGTAGCAGCTCGCGCGCCTGTATTGGTTAAAGCTTGTCTCACATCAGTAGATTGAACACCAATATTGGGATCATCATAAAGATAAACTCCGTTGCTATTAGTTGCTTGGGTTATAACGCTACCTAGCTTTCGATCATAATTAGGATATTTACCATTTAAGTAAGCGGTGAGGGAGAGTCCAGCAGCACGGGCGGCATGCTGATCTGACTTTGTTAATTCCCCGACAGAAGGTTTAGTTTCCCCTTCTTTATAATAATGAATTTCGTGTCCCATAATTTCTCCTTAAACTCGCTGTAGTAAGACTGGACGATCCACACCTGAATCGTATACTTCTACAACTAACCATTTAAAATCAATATCGGCAGCAGCAGGAGCTACCTTTACTCGACCTGCTGGGTTATCCCCAGTTACAGTAGGTGTTGGATGTGCACCACCAATAGGAACTTGGGCTGTAGCAACCACAAAATCACCAATTGAAAGTGTTCCTGCAAGATCAAGCGCATGCACACGACCCTCACATCTAACAACACAAGGTTGAGTAGCATCAATAGCATCATGAAGACCGCCCTCTACAGAGTCTAGGAATCCGAAAATTTCATCACCATCAGCACAAAGGTCAACTTTGCTACCTACCAACTTTACAGGTTTTCCCGCTTCAGTCCCTGTAGTTCCTACAGGATTAGCTGGGTCTGAGACTACTAAGAACTCTTCGTATGGGATGAAGTGAGAAAGACGAATACGACGCTTTTGCAGTCGACTCGTAGCTTTGAAACCGTTTGCCATTTACTTATACCTTTATAGATTATTACGACTTTTTACAGTGGAAATTTGATGGTGATTGCCTAGATTGAAACTATCGGGTTCATTTGTATTAGCTCCCGGATTAATTGAAGTCTGATCAGAAGGGAATTTCTCTAAAAATTCACTACGAAGACCTACAAATTGTTTAGTTAAAGCACTGGGTGACATTGCTCCGTAGTCTTTAGTTTTTGCCCCTATTTGCATGGCGTATATTTCACAAGCGTGAGCTGCTGCTTTAGTAAGCAATGAGCATTCAGAATTAGCAGAGGATACTTGAGCATCGGCTAATTCTTTCTTTTTAGTAATAGCGGTTAATTCAGAGTTTGAGACTGCTAAAGCAGAAGATACCGCTGCATATTTTTCGCTTAAAATTAAAAAGCCATCTGCGAGGGTAGTCTCTTCAGTGGTCGCAGCTATTAGAGTTTTAGTTTCTATATCTTCAACTTTATCTTCAACTTTATCTTTAATTTTAACGTTATCTTCAACTTTATCTAAAACAGAAGCTAAGGCTTTAGTTTGCGCTTCGGCTAAACTTTCAGCCTTCTTCACTTTATCCGGGGCATTCTTTTTGTTAACATTCATTTGCAATCTCATAAATTATATAATTAAAAACATAATACGATATAAAACTTGACTTATCAACTAAAGTTAATTCTTTCCTGTAATTCAGTAAAAGTCATGATAGTATCTATCATATTAATTTCAGCGGCTCTTGCTGCACTGTACGTTCTGCCTGATTTCCAATCATCAGAAGATATAGAGCCTCTTGCGGTTTCCACCATCTCAAAAAATAATTCTGACAGTTCAGAAACTTCTTCATCTAATATCTCTTTCCCTTGTTCAGTTAAAGGTTCGAAAGGGGATGGAGTCATTTTACGTTCCCCTGAACGCGCAACATACACATCTATACCGTGTTCCTCTAAGAACCTAGCTTCTGTCATAAAGATTTCTACGACACCAATAGAGCCTAGTATTGCCCATGGGTCTGCTATAACTGCAAGATTTGATATTAGAATTGCATAGGCTGCGCTTGCTGCTAACGAGCTTGTAAACCCAAAACTACCACCCTCTAAGCGTAAGCTTACCTCTTGCATTAGGTCGGTTACGGTAGATAAACCTGCAACTTCACCACCCCCACTATCAACAAGAACTAAGAGTCTATTAATAGAGGCATCTGAATCAATAGCATGTAAAGCCCATAGTGTTGATTCGTAGCTTGTTCCTTCATTAAATTCCGTCTCCCAAAAACTAGAATTTTGACTAAGAAAACCTTCGATCCTTAATATGGCTGTATCTCCATGTATTTCTAAACGTCCTCTGCGGAATAGTTCGAATGGGTCTATATCTTCTTGATCTGAAATGTCACCCTCTTCCATCTCTGAGTCTTTTTCAGAAAATATCTCATGTCTTCGCATCTCAAGTATCTTTTCACATCGAGATAGATGTTGTGAGTAATATAAACTACTGCATGCTAATTTTCCGTTTACATCAGGTAGTACTAATTTCATTTTATTCTCCTGCGTTACTGTCAGCCGGTGCAGAAGCACGACCCTGACTATCTTGGCTATTTGATACCGCTTGAGCTATGTTGGTATCCCCGCTTGACGTGGTAAAACCTGTTCCACTTAATTTCTTATAACCTTCTGGTAATCCACTTAAACCTAATTCCCATGCTGCTTCATCATCAGTAAGCATACCTAAAGAGAGCATTTCCATTATTGCTTTTTGCTTTATTATCTTATGACTCGCCAACTCTATTTCGGGTCTTAGCGTTATCTCACTAAAAGAAGCTGTACAGGATAATTCAGACATTCCTGCTAAACGTAACATTAAGTTAGCCGCTCTTGTCCATACTTCTGCCACAGGGTTTTGAATAGCGGCTGCTGTCTTCATTGCTAAAAGACTTTCAGTTGAGGAGGTGTTTTGCCCCGCACCTGTCACTCTAAGCCCTAATAATGCGCTGTTGCTTTTTAAAGATAAAGCCAATATACCTAATAATGTCCCAAGTAGTTCAGCATAATCTTTTTGAGTTGATGAGGAGCTTAGCACTTCTGCCTGTTGTGAGTCTTTCCAAAGAACTAGGGCATCTTGTGGGTTAAGTTCTTTAAGCGTCTCAGTGACTAAATCTCTTTGTTGGTTTAACCACTGATCTCGTTTTTTAGGGTCATTTATACATTCATCAGGTTGATGCGCTAATAATATATTTTTATCGAGGGTTACGATCATCCTATTATGTCCACTAATCTCAATAGCTTGTTCCATACTTTCCATAAATTCACTAAAAGAAAGTACTGCCCCTACCGCTGGGGATAACATGGATTTTGTTTTTGTTGTATTTGTTTGTTGATGTAGAGAAGCGTAAAATATATTGGGGTAATCTAATTCAATCCCTCGATAAAACGGGATTAATATTCTAGAATTTCCCCGCTCTTTGAATTGGACATCACCTAAATCTAAAGGGACTATATAACTCGGTTTCCTTAGTACTCCTTTTAAAACGAGTTCTATTATTACCCCACCAGAAATTTGAACCTCTTGTAGCATGGAACCGTTTAGTGTTTTTAAACCTCGTTTATGGTTAAACCCTCTACCGTCATCTTCTATGTCATCCAAAGATTCAATCAGCTTATTAACCAGTTTTGTGCCCGCTAGATGAAATATACCCGTATTTCGATTTTTAACTTTAAATCTCATCTTGGTATTTGCCAAGGTAGTTAGGTGAAATACTGATGAGGATAATATCGCAGTGTAAGAGGTCAATACACGAATAACTTCTGTTTCGCTTCTTGACGACCTTATGAGCGATAGTACATCAACACCTGAAGTTACACAAGCGCTTGATATCCTATCAGCTCTTAGGGTGTTGTCCCCTAAGTGACTAAAGGCACTTTGAAGTGGGTCTGATACCCGTTTAGTCGGGGCTTTTTTTCCAGCCATAGTCTTAACTCATAGAAAAAATAATACTATTATTACATACTTGTCAAGTTTTTACTTATTAAAAAACCCTGCATTTGATTAAATGCAGGGTTTCAGTTAAAGTAAATTAACACCACAACTTTCAGAGAGTATACAATGCCAAAAAAATTAACTCAAGAAGAATTTATAATTAGAGCCACCATTAAACACGGTGAAATTTATAGTTACCATAAAGTAAATTACAGAAATACTTTGACTAAAGTTATTATAGTTTGCCCTGTTCATGGTGATTTTACTCAAACGCCTAATGGTCATTTAAGGAGTGGTTGCAAACTTTGTGCAGGAGTTAAATCAAGTAAAGAAAGAAGCGTGGGGTTTGATGAGTTTAAATTGCGCGCCAATGTTAAATTTAACGGTCGTTTTAAATATATTGAGAGTTCATTTAAAACGTTAAGAGAACTATCTAGTATTATTTGCCCTGTTCATGGGTTATTTACGCAAACACCTTATAACCATCTTAGGGGTTCGGGTTGTAAATCTTGTTCACAAGACAGTTTAAGTAAAGATAGGCGGCTAACTATCCCTGAAGTAACGCTTAAATTAACTAAACAAGAAAATAATTTTTATATTATAGGTTATAAAAATAATAAATCCTTAATCAATATGGAATGTAAAACTCATGGAGAATACCAACAAAGATTACATAATATAGTTCAAGGTAAATCTTGTGCAAAATGCGGTAATTCTTTTAGTAAAGAAGAGGGTAAAGTATTTAACTTTTTGTCTTCTTTAGTTAACCCAGAAAAACAAAATAAAGCTTTAATAGCTCCTTTAGAATTGGATATATATGTTCATGAGTTTAAGTTAGCCATAGAATATAATGGTGCTTACTGGCACAGTTCTAAATATAAAAATAAAAATTACCACAAAAATAAGTTCTTAAGGTGTAAAGAGAAAGGTATCACCTTAGTTTCAATTTGGGATTGGCAATGGAGAGAAAAAAGAAAAATATGTTTATCTCTTATTTTGCATAAGCTTAATATGAATGAAAGAATCTACGCAAGAAAAACTAAACTTAAAACTATAACGAATACTGATGCGGGTTCTTTTTATCAGAAAAACCATATGGAAGGTTGTACACAGAGTGTCTATTATAAAGATAATATTCACCTTGGGTTGTTTTATAAGGATAAGCTTGTTATGTGTACCACTTACTCTAAAAAAGAAATAGTAAGGGTATGCACTTTAAGGTTTTTATGTGTTATTGGTGGGGTATCAAAACTACTTAAAAAAGTAGAATCCGGTTGTATCTATTTTTCAGTTAATGATATGGGAAGTTCATCAACCTTAAATGGTTTTACTAAAGTAAAATACTCAGGTTTGAGATACTGGTGGGTGAAGGGAAATAACGTTTTTTCTCGTAATTCTTGTCAAAAATCAAGGATAGCTAAAAGGTTTAACATTAATATGGATGGTCATACTGAGTCCTCAGCCATGTTAAGTCTTGGTTATAATCGGTGTTATGATTCAGGTTTAACTAAATGGGTCAAAGATTAATAAATCCTTCTTCCGGCTTTGTTCACTAACTTCAAACTATTACCTACCGGTGCTATGCTAAAGTTTGCTGTTATCGTTGAATCTGAAGTATCAATTATTTTATCACAATAAATTTTATCAGCCGCAACACACGCATAAAGTAGTGCGTGCGAGTAATGATCTGCGGATACTTTTTCCCATCTTTCTTCCCCACTATCCGTATCCGTTACTTTTTTCAAACCGCCTAAATGTTTTTTAATCGTTTGCTCTTCTGAAAGACCGGGTGCTATCATAATATATTCTAATTTTAATTTTTTAGATAATTCATTGAAACAACCGGTTCTCCAAACTTTAACAACATCTGTTTTTTTATTATATATTTGTTTTGCTCCGTCAACTATCATCGAATTCCTTGTGTATTCGCAAGCAAAAGCATTATAAAAAACGCTGGCTATTGAAAGAGAAAGTGATAAATCTGGAAGTGAATCAACTACTGTCCCTCTAATTGAGAACTGTTTACGTAATTCAACCGCCTTGTTGTAGGTTGAGGTTGTCTCACCTAGCCACCTTAACCTTTCAGATTCCGCATGAATAATTCTAATTTGTCCATTGTTCGATACGTTTATTACAATGAACCAAGTCGTTTTACCTACGTCAACCCCTAAAAAGTTACTGCCTCCTACTATTGGGTTTGAGTTTATTTTAGGCGCTATTAAAATCGCTGAGGCATCAGAGTGAGGTAAACCCAGTTTAAAATTAACCCAATCTGAATAAAGCTCATAACCCTGTATCTGTTTTAAAATTCTTGCAGGTGGATTGTACGCAAACACGTCTAAAGGTGAGCAGTTGAACCCTGCTTTATCCCGGTAAAGGTCAGGGTGTGTGTGAACCCATTGTCTATGGGTAGGATCACACATATTCTCAGGGCTTATCGTTCCATTACAGCTTGGACATTTAACCCAAGCTAAATCCACATTTATCCGAGGATTATCTAAATCTTCTTTGACGAATTCTTTTAAAGGGTCATCAAAGTTAGGTATCACGATATCCTCTAAAAATTTAATTTGATTCCATTTTCCACAAGAATAATGTTTGACCATATAATGTGATTCTGATGTTCCCTTCATCATTGCGTCAACACCATAGCCTGAAATAGTCGGTGTTGAAAAGCCAGCAAAACGTTCTTCACCTTCTATGTTATGCCCTAATCTTGACTGGAACGTAGTTATATTTTTCTGTGAACAAAAGTCTACCTCGTCCACTGTAACCATATTAGCGGGTACAGATATCCCCGCTTTTTGCGAGCCTGTAAAGTACAGGAATGAGTTGTCTATTTGTTTTATCTCAAGATTATTCAGGTCTGGGTTTAAGCTTTCTTTAAAAGAGGGAGTTTCCCTAATGATACTATCCACCCGATGGGCTACTAATTTCCTTACATCGCTTGTAGTTGGAAAGACATAGATTAAAACATGACCTAGTTTCCTTTTTGACCTTATCAGCCCTTTCCTTAAAAATATTTCTGAAACCCCGATCTGGGAGCACTTCCTTGATGCTATAAAGGGGCTTTCACAATTCATAATTTTTATTTGAAATTCATGGTCTTTAAAAGACCAAGGTTTGTGAGTCTGTATAGGGTGTTTGGTATGTTTGCAAGCCCAATCAGAATTTTTAATCCCGGTGAAATTGCCTTTATCTACTTCCTCGGTAACCACTTCAAAAAACTGATCGTAGCTTTTTTTCATGTTAAATCTCTGTGTCTACTTTATTTGCTATGTGTTTCTTAATGTTGATTAAGAATTTCACTTTATCTTTTGCCGATAACGTTTCCCCGTAACTGACCAAGCCTTTCTGTAAAGAAGCTACTCGACCTGTCTTGGCTAACAGTTGTGTGTTTTTTATCACTAAAGCTATGGTTGAATTCATCGAGCGTAGTGTTTCTGAATCTTTTCTAGTCAACCCCAACTCAGAGGTATCACCAATGAGTTGGTTACGGAGCACTTGTAGGATTGCTACACTCTGTTCAACTTCCGATATAATATCTAAAGATTCCAGACCTCCTTCTTCATAAAAAGTTGATTCCGCTTGTTTTAGTAAAAGAGATATTTGATGTCTCTGTGCAAAACTTAAAAAATCTGAGAGTTGTTTAAGTTGTCCAATGAGCCAATCCGCAGTTTTACCGTCAATACTTAGTGGTTCAGCCATCTATAGTGTCCTTTGCTGTTACCCTGCCGTATATAGCGAGTAAACTACCAAGTCCGGTTGCGATAGTTCCAAAAATATTTATAATTTCAGTGAGATCCATCGGACTAATCTTTATTCCAGCATAAGTTAATATTGGCATTGAGAAAGCTACTATGCCGCCAATAACTGCCTTACTTTGCCACCACTTTTTATTACCTAAAACTAAGTTCATTTCGTTTCTCCAAAGAATAGAAGTTACAATTCTAACACATAGATAGTAAAAAACCCTCATTTAGAGGGTTAGGTTAATTCGACTTCTTTATAATTATTAGTATTTTCTTAACGTGAAGGAATTGTAATTCAGAGAAATTTGATTATATCACAGCTTGCCAATGCATTAAATCATGTTCCAATGTTTTAAATCCCTTTTCTACCATTTGGTCGCAAAAGAATTGAGCCTCTAATTTTACTACGGCTGTGCTCTTTGGGTTTGCTCGGAAAGGGTTACCTGATGGGTCAATATCAATAGCCGTTGCCCATGCATGTGAAGACCAGCTTTTACCTCCTCTAACTTTTCTTACGTTTAAAGAACCACCAAATAGGTCTAACCCTAGTTCCGTTATTTTATCTTGTCCGTAATGATCAAGGCAACTTTGTAAGGCTAGCATTAAATCCAACCCTTTCTTTTTATGGAAAGTAATTGCTGTTATTTTAGTTCTTTTGTCCCAAGCTAATTTCATTGGGTAAGGTAATCTGAATCTTTCGAAATTTGATTCTCTGCCTACTTCTCCCCATTCTTGTTCCATTTTTTTGTTGCTATACCAAGGGCAACAATACTTTTCTTTTATTTTTCCTTCTGCGGTTAATATGCCGTACCTAGTTCTTTTTCCTTTTGATAATAAAGCTTTCCAAGTTTTTCTGCCCACGATGCCGTCTGGTTCTAGTTTTGATTCCATTTGGAAAAGAAGGACGTAGTAGCCTAGCTCTGGTGTGTAATAGTTTGTTTGTGGTATTGTTAATTTGTAAATTTTGTTAATTTGTTTAATCAGTTTGGTGACTGAGTTAGCTTTATTCCCTACTTTTAACATAGTTATTCTCTTTTTGTGTGTGTTTAAATTATATTGTTGTTAGTTATTTAGTACAAGTGTTTGTTTAAAAATTGATCATGTCATAAAATTTGGGCTGTGTCTAAACGTGGTCTCAGAGTATCAAGAGGTAGCCCGTGAATAAATGCACGGTCGGGGTCTGAAAATTTCAATACAAATTGCAAGACAAATTATAAAATATTTACCTTGCAATTTATATTATTAAAAATAAACAGAAAGAACTTTAGCCCTTAAAATACGCCTAGCTTTCCTAGTTATAATATTTTCCTCATACCCTTTAGCATCCCATGCTTCCGCCAATATTTGCATATCAATATAATTTTCGCCTTGGCTAAAGTCCAGCCCACGCTCGCGTACATTCTGAAGAATATTATGGGAGATTTCAAAAATTTCGCGTAGGATTTCTTTTTTATTTCCGGTCTGAAGGATTAGAGCAGCATTAACTTTATACATATTTTATACCTAGTTTTTAAGAAAAAATGAAAAGAGCTAAAGTAGTGACCTCAAAAGCAGCCATATAAACAGTAGCTAATATTATTCCTGAAATAGTTGTTGAATATAGAGTTTTCATATTTAATGTCCTATTGTTGTTATTATCGTTCTCTGTGTCTATGTACCCATTATACCTATGTCAGCTTGACCCAATATTAACCTTATGATTATTTATCATGATTATTTATCATGGTTAATTTTTAACCTAGGTCTACAAAAACGGAGACCTAGGTTAAAAATTAACCTTACCTTTTAGCTTAATTACTTGACTATAATTTCCCTTTAACCTATACGCGCACGTTCAACTTGCCCCATTATAACTCGATATGGATAAAATTAATATCGATTAATTTTATCCATTAAGTTTCAGTTAAGGCGCTAAGCGTATAATGGAATCTATACCAAGCAGAAACAAGGTTCGGTAATCACTAGCTAGCCTGGTGAAGTTTTTTAACAATTTAAGCATGAAACCTAATGAGCTACGAATCTGTAGCACTATTTTGCAGGTTCGTACTCATCATTTAACTATTAAAGAGTAATTGTTATGAGTAACGAAATTAAGAACGCACCTACTAATGTTATCGCTAAGCCTTCTATTGAGAGTTATGAGCGTTATACTTTAGCTTATGA